AAACAAAATGCCTAAAGTTTAATACCGTAAGTGTATGACAAAAGACGTTATCTGAAAACCAGTTGATCGGCGGAAACCTAACCGCTTGGAAGGCTTCCTTCGTGATGTAAGCAAAGATCGGCGCAATCACACCCGTTTCTTTGATCGTCTGTTCTTCTGCCCACTTTAACCCGTGTCTTGCACCACCCTCGAACCGGATGTTCTGGGCTTCCAAGATGTAATCCGACCTTGCCCCCAAAACACCGATCTTATGCCCTGCCTTTTGTAGATGCTCGGCATCCTCAAGAATGAGCCTATACGAGTCTGGAGTTAGACAGATGTCGTCGTTGGCGATGATGACTGCATCGTGGTATTGGAATGCGTCATCCATGATCCGGTTGTAGGCATCACCAAAGTTACCCGACGAGTTGAGTACCCATTTGTAAACTCGTTCGTCCATTGTCTCGGCCCGACTCGACAGATATACAGGCGCATCTTTGGCGTAAAGTTTGATTGACGACAACGTGATTTCAAGACTTGGACTCCCCACCGTACATATCAGTATCGGACACTTTCTCATACCCCTCCATTCTGTGGCCTGCAACCACCTTAAAATATTCGTTATCCATCAATGGTTTATCGCAACCGTTAACCACAATTCCGTTTAACTCAGCCCAGACAGGAAACGACAATTGATCGTGCACAGACCACTCTTTGATCTCTTGCCACCAGTGGTCGAGAAACTTTCCTACCGTGTCTGAGCGAAGGTAACCCCCGTTCCAGCACATAACCCCTGTTGCGATCTGTCCTGCCTGCTCCGGCCAGCCCATTTGCCGGTAATGCTCAACCTGCTCTCGAATAGGTTGGTTGACGTACTTCCTCATGTTCCATGATTCTTCAGCCTCCTCGTAAATACAGTTCCTCCAGGGATGCTGGAAGGCTGCAAGCGTATCTCCGGCTTGGGAAATCATGTACTTCACAAAGTCAGGGCTTGTGATCCTGATCGACCCGTCTATCCAAATTACATAGTCCTCGTCTGGGAAGTACTCGTTTATGTGGGTCTTGTAGTACCGAGCCTCCAGTCTTGCCTCTCTTTTAGGATGGATGACTAACTGCTTCCATCCCTGGGTATCAGGAATGGTGTCCAGGATCGCGTAGAAGTCCGTAGGAACGCTTTGTTTGACCGCGTAATGTAATGGGTCATGCGACCCGAAAATCGCGCTAAAAACGGCTGCTTTCATACAAAAAAATGCCCAACACAGAGTCGGGCGAAGGAGAGGAAGGAGCTTGCCATTATTTTACCCTGTAGAAGTCAAAAATGATATGGCAGAACCACCCAAGACTAAAACCTAAAAGTATGCCCTCAATCATTGGAATCTAATCTCCTTCAAAATTTCTTCTGCTTGCAGGCGAAGATCTATCGCCTTCTTATGAAGTTCTATCGAAAGGTTGACGATTGCTAGTGCTCGTTGCTCTAGCGCACTTGTTGTTTGTGCTTGCTCGATGATGTCTTGTGCTGCGCTCAAAGCTGCTGCTTCGTGTAAGTTCATGCGACCCTCAGATTAAATGGATTATTGAAAAAACTGATGCCTTCCTCTTGCTTTGCCAAGACAGGCTTAAACTTCTTCTTCGGCCTGGACACCTTCTTAACCTCGTACTCGTCCTTGACCCACTCCCAAACACGTTCTTTGGTAAACGGGTCTATCCTAAACGAAGTTTTGATGCAGCCTTTCTTTAGCAGAGCGTTTAGACAGTTCACCGTCGTTTGCTTGTCGATCTTTGTCTGTAGCCTCACTGACTTTAGGTCAGCAGGTGTCTTACGCTTTTTCAGGTAAGTAAGAATCTTTTTTTGCTCGTTAGTCATCCTATCCTCGCGATTTCTCTTTCCAAGTACCAAATAGCCTTCTTAAGATCTTCAACCTCTTTACCTTTTAGACTCGCTCTCCAAACGTATTTAGTAGCATTACCAAGGTTGAAGTTCATATGCTCCGTGATCTCTATGCACTCTACGCCAGAAGGATGAGATGTGTAGTGCTTAGGATGGTTTACGTTGTCTTGAACCTCCCATTCATCAACAGCGCAACAATGTCCGCACCTTGGACACTCAAATGAATCCTTCATATTGTGATCGCCACTCATGTGTTCTCCTGACTTAGCTTAGTTCTTTCAGTCGTAGCCCCGTTACGATATTCACCGCCGTTTTTCTCCCGCAGCTTGGCTTCGATGGCTCGGGCAAAAGTCGTATTAGTCCAAGGCGCAGTCCAATCTCTTTTGTAACAAACACTGTTTATTTCTTGATCCGTCAGCCCAACCCATTCACGCTTTGGTGAGATGTCATCACGTCTTTTCATTCGCATCTGTGCCTGAAGATTTGGGTCATCAATCACCTCATAGACTTCCGAATCTCTAGACTCATACTTGACTACACGAAAATCAACTTCATGTATCAATTCACAGTCGCAACATTGCATGAGATAACCCTGTGGCTTAGGGCATACCCAATCGCACCATCCATCTTCTAATGCTTCCTGTGGTTCGCACTGACCCCATACGCCAACCTCACCGACTCTGGCTAAATCTGTTTTACAACAATGTCCACATCTTGGACATTCAAAGTCAGATGAATTCTTCATTGCTTCTTTGCGTAATCTACTGACGTGACCCTTGTTGTATCCAGTCTGCCGTGCAATGTCCGTGATCCTAAGAGACGGGTCTTTGACTAGCTCTCTTACTTCCTCAAACCGACAATTTTTCATAGCTAGCCCTAAATAAGTTCTACATGGCAGGAGTGATGCAGGGTTCTGTGTTCTTTTTCCAGCAACCTCCTAACCCAGTGTTTGATGCCCCCTGGCGTATTTATGTCTTTCTGTACATATTGATACTTTTCGCCACTCCTAATCAAAATAAACATGTCTCCTGGCTTCAACCAGCGAACAGTAAATGGTCTATTTTTTCTCACGCCATATCCTCCCTGTAAAGTTGCCAAGCATCGCCTAGTTCTTCTCTAGCGATCCTAACCCTAAGTCTCATATGGTCAAGATCGTCTAAAAGAATCCGCAGTTCGTTGGGATGAACCATCACATACGTTGTTTCGTCTGCTAGCTTTCTTAGCAGTGCGTAGGCTTTTTCTTTGTCTGTCATGCCTGTCCCCTTATGCGCTCTTCAATTTGCCAATCCAACTCTCTCAACAGATCCTCGGTCGTGTCTCCATGGCCGGTTGCGTAGCTATGCTCGATCATCCATGCGGCCAGCTTCTCACGCTCGCCAGCGGCAACAAGGGCGGCAAAGCGTGTTACAGAACCTAATGGCTTTTCGTCAGATCCGTAAGCCAATCCCGCCTCCCGCGCCATGCGGATGATGTCTTCTCTACCCATGATTCTTTTCCTTCTTAATTGGTTCGCTCACAATCCTGCCGCACAGGTGACAGTCGCGGTGATAATGGCCGTCGTAAATCCAACCTTTACGCGGAAATGGGTGACCAAGCTTTTCGCACAGCCACCAGCCAAATCTGATGTACCAAGGCTGGTTCATGTGTTTCCCCTTGCTCGTATGGCGGAGGCAAGCGCATAACCTTCGTCGTCCCATGCACCGAAGTAATCTTCAACAGCTTTAGCACACGCCTCACGTTCGGCAGCAGCAACCAAGAAAGCGAAGCGTTCAAATATTGGTGCAAGGGCTCGCACAATGGCCTCTTCTTGAGGTGTTTGTGGATCAGGTAGACGCACAGCCCCCCTCGCCATGCGGATAATTTCTTCTCCGTTCATCAAAATTCTCCTTCTAAATTGCGAGGTCTAATTATTTGCTTGAGTTTTGCAACCTGCTCTAGTCCTTTAGTCTTATCTATTGTCATTTCTAGTCGTTGATAAAACGGAGGAGGAGCCTGCCTACACAAAGACCGAAACTGCAACACGTTAGGAGGTTTATCTGATGGCAAGCACTCCATCGCGTAGGCCACGGCATGAGGGCTTGTAGAGAACCCCGATAATTCGTGCGCCCAGTTCTCCATAACCTCTTGGATGTTCATGTCTCGATACTGGTCGAGAAAAGCCTTTCCGTAGGTCATGGAAAGTTTCTTGAAGATTGCCTCAATAACTTGTATGTCCATGCCTTAGCCCTCCAGTAGATTGTTAGGCGTGATGTCCTTTTCATGCCTGTTTCTGCCAAAGATAATGTCTAAGGATTGCTTGTAGTGATCTTCCTTCTTAAGATCGTCTGTAACCCAATCAGCCTTGAACCCTTGCCAACCCCTAGCGCAGCACATTTGCAAAGCCTTCTCAAGCGTTAGGTTTGCAAGTCCAGCCTCTCGCCTAATACCTTTCAGCGCAGTTTCGGTAAGCGGTGACTTCTTAGCCTTTCTGATAGCAAGAAAGTCATCCCAAACAGATTCGCTAACGTCACTAGGACGAAGCGAGCTTGCCGAGCGTTGCTTTATATTTGGTTGTTGGTTATTGGTTATTGGTTGTTGGTTATTGGTTGGGATCTGTTTCGCGTCTGATTTCAGACCCTTTTCAGATTCCCATCTGATCTGATTCGCAGCCTTTGCAGACTTGGCTTTGCGTTGATACTTCTTTATTTCACCGTCTATCCTCTGATGCGTATATGATTTCAGATCCTCGTCATATCTGAAAAACGTACGCAACAGAATGCGAACACACTCAAGATCGTCTCTTGCGCCAATCTTGAATGCCAAAACATCTATGTCGTCTGGTAATGGGTTTTCAGACTCGTAGTACAGCCAAATGAGTCTTAAATAGAAATAGCATTCTTTAGGACTTAACGAAACTGTGTCTCGTAAAAAGTCCCCGATGTGATGCGGGTAGTAGTGCATAGACTTCCCTTCAAAGTCGCCTTCACTGATGGGAGCATGTGGCAGGCGGGTGAAGGAACCGCTTTTCGGGAGCTACCCTAGCCAATGCGGTGAAACAAATAAGAGTCTAAATCAGATTTCAATAATCTTGCAAGTCCACCCTTCTTTTAGCTTGCCCCAGCCGTGAACCTCGATCTTCCAGCCCGCTCGCAAGATAGCCGGAAGATGCTCACTCTCTGCAATCTTCTTTAACCGAGCCGAAACGTTAGCTCTAGAAGTCGTCTGAACTAAAAGGGTCTCCTCGTCCTTGAGACAAAGGATGTCGCCTATCCCAAACAAGTCCTGGCGTATACGAGCCCACGGGTTCCAGTGCTCGACGATCTGGCATAAGTAACCGCGTTCACGAAGTGCAGCCAAGGATCGTTGCGTAGGACTTGCCGACGAACGGCGTTTCTTTTTGGTATCAGTGGCAGAGATTGTCGTCACGATGACAGTCTTATGGGGTTGATAAGCCTAAGATTACTCCATCACAACAAGGAGCCAACATGGACGTACAGATCAAAACAGCAGATTACGAGAAGTTATGTATCAGTGACCACGAGCAAGACATTTGGATTTCTATCTGGCACATGAAAGCTCACGCAGGCATAGCTCTCAACAAAGAACAAGTAACGCAACTCAGAGACGAACTTAACAAATACCTGGAGGCTGTATGAGCGTTGACTACGATGCTTGGCTAGACAGAAAACTTTACGAATACGACAGAGAGAGGGAACAAAATGACTACCAACAACAGTTGGAACAACAGGAGTACGAACTTGACGAAATACAAGCCGACGAG